AATCGCTGTTCCTGTTGAGGCAATCTTCTGTATGTCCATTAGGTTAGTTCTTCTAGCTTATATAGACTAATAAGTTCTAAGTCTGCCCCTTTCATTGCACCATCTGCTTCACCATCCTCTTGTCTATCTACAATCGAAACTACCCGATCAACCTTATAACCAGCATCACGCAATCTCTTCACTGCTTTTATTGCTGATCCCCCTGTCGTGATTACATCTTCTAAGACAGTAATCTTCGTTCCTTCTGGTGGTAAAGGTCCTTCAATGTATGCCTGAGTCCCATGTCCCTTGGCTTCCTTGCGAACAATAAGACCATTAACCATCTTACTATCCAATGCAGATACTAATGCAACACCACTAACTAAAGGATCAGCACCTAGAGTAAGTCCTGCCACATAATTAGTATCTACATGCATAAGCATCGAAAGACTTGCTAATGTAAGTCCTCTTCCACTTAATGTAACTGGTTTACAATTTACATAATGCTCACTTGTCTTACCAGAAGAAAGGGTATACTCGCCCTTCTTATAAGCATCTCTTTTTAAGAGTTCTAATAATTCTTCTTTCATTTAGATCTCTCCTCTTTACCATAAACTACTTCAATCTTGTGCCAATCTTGCCGTCCATCAGTACAGCTAAAAAATTGCACTTCACCATCTAGTTTATCTACAATGGTGTTTAATTGTTCCTTTAGTTGTTCATTCATTCCATTCCTCCATAGTAATGTTCCAATCGGCATACAAACGTCTAGATGTTGATCCATCTTGACTAATATGTTTTTGATCAAGACTCGTCCAGTGTCCCAAACGAACGCCTAATCTCACGTAAGCTCTCAAAATTTTTCTGTTTAGTGCCGCCATCATAAGACCAAGCATAACCCTCCGTAATCATTTTTTCATTTAAGGAAACAGCATCCTCGCCAACATAGAGCCAACCAAGAAGCCTACCATACTTCCCCATGCCACCCTTAAGTTCAGTTCTAATAGTGAGTTCTTCATCTCCTGCAATAGTATCCTCTAGATTTTTTTTCATCCAATAAGTAGCATCAAGACCTAATGCTTTCTCTTCAAGATCCCTTGTCCTCTTCTCTGGTGTGTCCACTCCCGCAATTCTTACCCGTTCTTTCTTGTATAAATCGAATCCAAGATCGATGGTGACATCTATCGTATCTCCGTCCACTACCTTGTCTATCGACACTACTCGGAAGTTGTAACAACTCTTCCTGCTCGGTGGAACCATTGCTCCCATCTTCATCCTCCAGTAAATCTTCTAGTGCATTATTTATAGATTCTTCTGCAGGAGTTCTAGTCTGTTCTGCTTCCCAATTCCTCATGTCCTGAACCATCTGATTCGGAGACATCGCTATGAGTAATGGGATTAGGATTCCATTCATCGTACTTAAAGATCCGGTAAATCACATACACTACTGCAAGAAGTAGAATAGCCAACATAATATTTACACTCTGAACAACCTCACTCTGCATATATTTCTCCGATTTCCCAACAATCAATACCTGAGAATGCTCTAATAACATCCATCACATAATTCATAATGTTAGCAGGGACTACTACACAATATCCTATACCCAAATTAAATACTCTCTTCATTTCTTCCTCCTCTACATTACCTTCTAGTTGAATCTTCTTAAAGATCTCTGGGACTGACCATGCATTATAATCTATATTAACTTTCAATCCTTCTGGTAAACATCTAGGTAAGTTCTCTGGTATACCACCACCTGTGATATGTGCCATGCCATATATGTCATCAAACTCTTCTAATAATTTCTTAACTACAGGTGCATAGATGGTAGTAGGAGTAAGTAACTCAGGATGTTCTTTGGAACTTATCTTAAGTCTTTCTATCAAATAATTAATAAGACTATAACCATTACTATGAGGTCCACTACTTGCTAGTCCTATAACTTTATCACTTGGTTTGATACTTCTACCATCTATAATTTTCTTTTTCTCTACTATACCTGTGCAAAATCCAGCAAGATCAATACTATTTTGATAACGTGGATGCTCTGCAGTTTCTCCACCTATCAATTCCATCCCTGCTATCTCACATCCTTTAACAATACCTTCTATTATCTCAGATATTCTATAACAAATCTTTTTAGTAGAAATATAATCTAAGAAGTATAATGGTTTAGCACCGCATGTAATAATATCATTAACACACATAGCAACCAAGTCAATTCCTATGGTTGTATGATCATCAGCAGAAAATGCAATATTGATTTTAGTTCCTACTCCATCAGTTCCAGATACTAAAACAGGCTCCTCATATCCATGAGGAACCTGAAACATACCACCAAATCCATGATTGGTGATTGGAATAGATTTTACAAATTCATTACCAGCATCAATATCAACCCCTGCAGTTTTGTAATCTAATACAATTCCTTCCTCTTTAAAGTCAAGGGGTTCATCCCAATTTCTAGTCATTAGCCACCAGCAATTTCATATACCTTTCTCTTTTGATGATCAGGTACTATCTTATTAAGTCTAACAGTAAGTAAACCATTTGTAAAGGTTACTTCATCTATTTCTACATCATCAGATAAAGTCCAGTGCCTGGTGAATGCTCTGGCTGCTAATCCCCTATGGAGATACTCATCAGTTGAAGAGTCTTCTTGTTTTGCTTCTACTGTAAGTTTATTATATTCTGTAGTAACTTCTACATCTTCTTTCTTGAATCCGGCTACTGCTAATTCTAACCTAAACCTTGTATCACTTTCCTTTACAAGATTGTATGGTGGATAATTAATAGTTGAAGTTTCAAAAGCATTATCAAGCCTGGTAATCCAGTCTTCTAATCCTATAGTGTTCCTATGTACATTCTCTAAGTACTTGGCTGTTTCAGGAACTGACAGCGTAAGCGAATTTGGACCGAACATAATAGACCTCCGTAAGCGTCTTTAGTTAATAGTGGACCCCTAAGGCATCCATTACTAATTATACACGAAAGTCTTTCTATTGAGGTGTGGTATTCTCTACCTTTGTCTTTTTACCTATATTATACTTCTGTTCTAGTATCCAATCTCCCTTATCCTTATAGGAAAGAACCTTAATCTGATTCAATGGTGCTATATCAGCAACAGACTCTTCCTTAACTATACCAATCAATCCCCAATCAGAGAGTAACTTAGTAATACGATTTCTTCTCTGAACGTCATTAACTGTTAGATTAGCGTGCTTGCCATCTAATGCAAATAATTCTTTAAAGTGTACAAGATAATATCTACCCTGCTTATGTAATATATGACAGCTCTGGTAAAGTTTCTTTTCCTTTCTGGATGCCACTCCTATTCTGGTCAAAGTCTCACGGACTTTTAGAAAATCATCAGGTTCATTTAAGAGAACCTCCACCATCATATCAGGCGACCAATTCACCTGTGGTTCTTGTGTAGTCATTGTGTTCCGCCAGTTTCAAGTCGTTGTTTAATAAAGTTCAGTTGTGTTTTATCTAGAATCTTCAGTGCTTGAGATGCTTTCTCATTACTATATCCATAGTATTGTTTAACACATTCTAAATCATTGACTTTATCTTTTCGGAGCCAGGGAGAAAATCTCTTCCGTTTCCTCACACTATTTAGATAAAATGAATATTGCATGTCCTTATCTAGGTTATGATACCTATTCATTTCATTAGCATACATTACAGTATCAATGAAACCAGAGAGACATCTGTTAATAACATAGGGAGAATATGTCTTTATATCATATGACAAATCTTCCTTAGTATGATTAATAGAATTCAACCAATCTTTTAATTCACTCATGACAACTCCTTAATTTTATACTTCCAATATTCCCTATCCTCCTTAGAAATCCAAGGAGAATGAGACATTCTATGAGCATATTTTAACCAGTGCTCCTTATCCCAATCTTTCTTGGGGGTGTTAGGGCCAATATAATCCTTAAGACTCATAGTTCATAAGGATTAACTCTTTCCTTTCTTGATGCTACGCCAATTCTTGTGAGAGTTTCTCTTACCTTTAAGAAATCATCTGGTTCATTTAGGGTCACCTCTACCATTTGGGCTTGCGACCACTTTACTTCAGGTTCAGTGGTAGTCATGTCAATCCTCCAGTTTCAAGTCGTTGTTTAATAAATTTAATTTGTTCAGGGGTTAATATTTTCAAAGCATTAGATGCTTTTTCGTTACTATAACCATAGTATTGTTTAATGATTTCGAGGTCTGTGACTTTATCCTTACGGAGCCAGGGACTGAATCTCTTCTTTTTCCTAAGTGTATTTAGATAAAAAGAATATTGCATATCTTTATCTA